TTGGATATGTTGACATTGTATGAGAATAAGTATAAAAATGAACTACAAAAATTTGCAAGTGTGCAAATTGGGAGACGTAGAAGAGATGACTATACAGACGGTACTGTCCGTATACCAATTGAATCTGCGAATCAATAATTAGGAGATAAATTATGGCAATAACATCGGCAATTTGTAACAGCTTTAAGCAAGAAATTTTAGAAGCGGAACATAATTTCACTGCTACAACAGGAAACACTTTTAACTTAGCTTTATACACAAGTTCAGCTACGTTAAGTGCATCTACTACAGCTTATTCAAGCACGAACGAAATCACGAATACTTCGGGAACAGCTTATTCAGCTAAAGGAAATGCTTTAACAAGTGTTACACCGACATTAGACTCATCAACAGCAATTTGTGATTTTGCAGATACGAGTTGGACATCCGCATCTTTCACAGCTAACGGATGTTTAATTTTTAATGATTCGCATGCAACAGATGCAGCAGTTTGTGCAGTAGCATTCGGTGGTGATAAAACTGTATCTAGTGGAACTTTTACAATTCAATTTCCAGCAGCGGCAGCAACTACAGCGATAATCCGTATAGCATAGGGAGGAATTCCTTATGGCTTCAATTTGGGGTGGTGATAGTCCTTCAGTAGCCTGGAACGAAAATTCGTGGGCGTCAAATACTTTCCCTCTCGATATAACAGCTCCATCAACTTTAACATCTTCAGTAGGATCGTTAGAAGCATACAACGAACAAGGCTGGGGTAGAGATCCATGGGGTTATGAAAACTGGGGCGAATCAGCACATACAGTAACACCTACAGGTCAATCTTTAACAGCTTCAGTAGGTTCATTAGAAGCTTTCAACGAAGAAGGTTGGGGCCGACAAGAATGGGGTAATTCTGGTTGGGGTGTTGACTATTCAGTTTTATTAACAGGACTTGGTTTAACATCTAGTCTTGGCACACCCTTAGCTGAAGAATTTTTAGATGTACCTTTAACTGGAGTCTCAGCAACTACTTCTCTAGGATCACCTACTACTACTCAACTTTCAATTGCAGCTTTAACCGGCGTCAGCGCTACATCAAGCGTTGGTGGTTTTGATAATGCTGGAACCTTAGTTGGTTGGGGTAGAAATGGTTGGGGTGAAGAACCTTGGGGAGATTCATTTAACAAATTAGTTCAACCATCCGGAGTTTCAGCAACACTTTCAGTAGGAGCTGTTGTACCTGCAGATGTAGTAGGAGTAACAGGAGTTTCAGCAACCTTTTCCGTAGGATCACTAGGTTTTAAATGGACTGAACACCCAACTGGAGTTTCTGCTACAG